GCTTCGGACAGTTCTTTTTTGAGTTTTTCATTCTCCCTTTCAAGAGGAGCTGTGGCGCTTTTAATTTTTTCTGCGGCAAGAGAATTTGCCTTTTCTTCCAGGGTAGCCTTATCACCTGCGGCGATTCTAAGTCCTGGCACTTCGTCAAGAATTTTTTGGATTTCATCCGGCGTTTCCTTGAAATGACCCCATTTATCTCTCAATTCTTTGTGGTCGGAACGTTCTTTACGCAAGGCTTCTTGTAGACGGTCAATATCTGCTTGGGTTTTGATACCCTCAACACCTACAAATTCATATATGTCACCTTTCTTTTCATAAAGGTCTCGATACTTTTCATCTACTTCGTCAAGAGATTTAACAGTAAATTTCAACTTCATGATTGACTCCTATTTGAGATACTTATCAGGGTCTAACCCAGCAGCCTTAAAAGCATTACGTTCCAAGCGCGCCAGTTCCTTCAAAGTTAATTCGCCACCATTGGCACCTATAAACTTGTCTAGCGACAGTCTCCCATCACGAAACAGTTTAGCTTTCGTCTTGCCTAGCACATAGTCCTGGAACTGCGCACTTTGGCTTCTTAACCAATCTTGGTAGGAGGTGGTCACAGGTACTGGTCCAGCCAGTGCCCGCACACGCTCTCGCGCAAAACGGTCAAATTTTGTTTTCCAACCCCACGGCAAATCCTCACGCGTCTTAGCAGTTGTATTGATACCATTATCAGCTACAAATTCTTCGACAAGGCTTTGTTCGGTTGTAGGGTCAGCGGGGCGGGTTCCAAAGAGCTCGTCCCCTAAGTACGGCACTCTAACAGAGCGACAACAAAAATGCAAGGGCGGAATTGGTCCTTCCCCTACTTTGTAAAGTTTACCATCTAACGAAGCACATTGAACCGTAGTTCTGCTATCAAGAGTGGCAACAAACTTCTCACCTGTGATTACATCTGCATTATTGATAATATAGTCTCGACGTGCAAAGTTGCTCACAGCCATCACAGCGGTACGGGTAATCCGTTCCAGTTCATTGCGGGCGCTTTGCGTTGCACCATTGATGCCGAGGCTCTCAGCGGTGCCAATCACAGCATTGGTTATTTGTGTGAGGTCTGCACCTTGCAGCATCTGTGATGTTATAGTGGCAGTTATCCGCCGAATATCGTCTTCTTTTAATTTCTTTACCCATTGCTGAAATGTGGCACCTTGGAACGGTCGTTGTTTGAGTATCAGTTCCGCCCATTCTTTGGGCATATCTTTTTGAGTAGAAAAAATGACAGGGGCAACCGCATGAATCATTGAATCCTGTGCGATTACTTCCTGCCTTGCCAAAGCCAATAGTTCTAGCGATAACAGCTTTTCAACGTCGTTCCAAGCGCTTACACGGTCGGAAGTAATATCTTGCAGGGCTTCGTTTAACGCCGCCCATTGGTGCGGCGTTCGCAGCCCCTTACTACCCCTTAAATTGTAATGGATAGCGCCCGCAAGTGCCCTTTCTGTGGCCGCTAGCGCGGCATTTGCGCGGCGGAAAAGCCCTTCACTATAATGCAGCAGAAAGATTTGCCGACGCAGTTGTGCATCGGCATAATCTTGATTAGCCGTCCGCGTGGACGTTCTTGCTTGGGGCTTTGTCTTTGGCTTTATCGTCTTCGTCATTTTCTAGCCCTTCTTCGGTAAAGGGAACCTGTAACCCAGCAAAATTCTGGTTAGTGTTTATGCCACCAATAGGCGGTAACAAATCTTGCTCTTTCTCCATAGCCGCCGCTTCTTCTTCAAGTGTCTTAGTGGTAATACCACGTTCCTGCATCAGAGTGTGAATAGTTTCAAGACTTACAGGGGCACCCATTGCGCGGGCTGTCATCAGTTGGACAATTTCTTGCCCGTTCATTTCAAATTCTATGAACTCAGTGTTAGCTTTGACCTTGACCTTCTCAGGGTCTGCACCAATCCACTTGGCAATCGTTTTAAGAATCTGTTCGAGGCCTGCGGCACCTGATATTGCAATTTCATTCAATGTTGCGGTCTGTGCCGTCATGCGGATACGCATGGCCTCCCCGCTTTCACGGTTCATCCCTGTATTACGCACAAACTGCCCAGCTTTTAACATGGCGCGCTCTTTGTCGGTTGCAAGGCACATCCGCTGTTCCATTAAGCCGTTGCTACTCACACCAACATACTTAGCGTCGCCACCTTGCTCTATATCGATACGCGAGCCAGCACCGACGCGCAATGTAGGGGCTTGCCCTGGAATATCAGTGGCCGCTTTTGTGATGCCGCCAATAACAACCAAAGTGTCTTGCCCTTGCATATAGAGGTTTTGACGGTAATCGGCTTCACCTCTATAAATTGCCATTGTTAAGCGGCCAAGCCCCACCAATGGCGGTTCGGCAGGTTCTGCCACTATATCTTGTGAGTTGATAAACACAAAGGGGATTTCTTGCAAGGTCTGCCCGCGTATAGTAGGGGCAAACATACCTGCTTCAGAATATTGTGTTCCTTCAAAAACACCTTGATAATAAGTTGCATCTTGTTCGTTTGGGGTCAATTCTCCAAGTTGCAGCACACGGAATTTTTCTTTAATTTCCCATGTGAAGTCTTCGGTACGCTTCCACCCTGTTTCGTTCAATACGACTAAGTTTAAGCTATTGAAACCATCTCGGAAGCTACCATCGTCCCAGTTAATCACAGATTCAGCTGTGTATAGGGCAAGATAGGGCAGCGGGTTAGCAGGGTCAGGTTCGGCGGGCAAATCGGCCATAAGCCCCACACGCCCCACAATTAACTGTTCTTCGTTGATACGGCGTAACAGTAATTCCAAACTCTCACCATGTACCGTTGCTTTTTCTCGCAATGGTTCTAATTGCGGAGGAAGTTCGATTGTGGGAGGTTTGCGGTGCAGTAAGCCAATGGTTACAGATATTGCGTCTTTGACATAATCGTGAAAAACTGCCCGCTTTCTATAAGCGTCATAAGCCTTATAACCTTCCTGTCCAGGTTTCATACCATCCAGATGCATTCCAGATGTAGCTGGTAGGTAAACTTCCCCTTTTTCTTTGACGCGAGTTTCACCTTCAAAGCAATCCCGCATCAGAACCCAAGATTCAGAGAACCTTGCGTATTGTGGATGTAATGTATCAAGTCCCATTAGTAGTGTCCTGCTAGTTTGCCGTTTGTAAGGATAACACGCCCCATCGGGAAATGCCAGTCAATAAAATAACCGATTGCGGTTGTGATGTGCTGATACTTGTTCCGTTGGTCTTCTTGATAACTAGAACCTTCTTGTAATTGAACTGTGGCGAGACCTTTATGGCACCATTCAGCAGTATTAGGATTGACAAACAGTGAAGTTTTCCCTTCTGCATTGAGTATCTTAGCCCGCACGGCGTTTTGACGGTCTTTAATGGATGGGTGTTTATGTCTAACCCTACGTTCAAACTTCCAGCCGTTTATGCGCAATATATCTTCTATTTCATCGTAATCTGATTTATGCCCATGTTTTTCACCAGCGCGGCCAGCAGGGTCACCGTAGATGTAAACCGTTTTGTTGTGATGTTCTTTGTACTTCTCAACAAATTCCAAAGCACTTTGACGGCTAACGGCACCTTCTAAAACAATTTCATCAAGAATATACACTTTACCATCGCGCATCACAGAAATACATGATGAAAGCGGCGTATAGTTTTGGTCATGGCTCCAATAGAGAGGTTCATCGGGGCTAATCACAGCATCTGTCAGGTTGTGAGAACCATAGTCTTCGTAAATTCTGCCAGAGGCGGTCTCAAAGCTGGCCTGATATTCCTGCTTGAACTGCTTTGGCGACATGGTGCGCCTCGCGCTTTCAATCACATCGGGAGGCAATATTTCATCAGAAGTCCAGTGATAATAACCCCATTCAGGGTCACCGCTATTGATGGCATACTGAGCCATATCATAGTAATGGTTAAGACCATCAGGAACCCCGATAAACCAGCACCATGCGCGATAATATGGGCGAGTAGGATTGACAGTATTAAGGGCGGGCATGATATTAGCTTCCAAGCTATCACCGCGCACGTCCGCAATTTCATCAATAACACCCCCAGTCCAGTTAATACCTTCAATCCGTTGCGGTTGGTCGAGACCGATAATGTGAATTTCCGTTCCATTAGGAATGTATATTTTTAGTTCTGTTTCGGAAGGTTGCTTAATATGAAGGCACGATAATGTAAGCGCCTTCAAATCGTCCCACCAAATCTTCTTGGCCTGCGCATAAGTCGGAGCAGCGGCAAAATACTTCTCGTTCGGATAATACAGGGCTTGCCGCGCAAGGAAACGCTTTGCCCGTTCAGTTTTACCGCTACGGCGGCCAGCAGGTACGATAGGAAACCTTACACCATCGTCTACCGCGCGCAACAGGCGCAGTTGAACAGGGTGGTCTTTTAGCGGATACCATCGCGCTTGTTGCCGCTCTAGAAGTAAAAGTTTTGAACTGCTCATGCAGGTGCTTTTTGCCCAAAGTTTTTGAGGCAATCGATAAGTTGTTGCGTCTCGTCGTGTTCTTGCGCCTTACCCCAGCCAAACAGCGCATTTAATTCTTTAGCGGCTTGGACGCGGGTTTGATACGGACCGTTTTGTAGCACTTCTTCTAGCGTTGCAATAGTTTTGCGGCGCAAAATTTCCTGCCGTTCTTCATTTGTGATTTCAACAGGCAAGCCCAAACCCTGCCGACGCTTCATTATTTCATTTTGAACAAAAGGCGTATCAAGGAACTGTGTCCCCATTCCTTCTGCACGGCGCGCCTTATACCCCATACGCAGAACGGCTAGGGTACTGTTATAATCCTTCATGTACTCGTTCACGAACTGGATGTACATCTCTTTTTCAAGAGGTGTCGGTTCGCGTTCAAGTTCTTCCTCTTCCCAAAACATACCCATAATTTTTACCTTCTATTCAGCAGTTGTGAGCACACCTTAACAGACTGTGCTCACAAGGTCAAGGACTATCGGCAGGCCTGTGGTATCGGCAATTTCTTGTCACTAGACCATCTGACAAGTTGCCTGTATTTTGCTTGGCACTCACAAAACGCTTTAATCCAATCTTGCCTGCTTTCAACTAAATCACGCGTCACTTGGAACGTTCTTTTTGGTGCTTGGTCGCATTGGCTTAATAAGCTCTTTGGAGGGGTCTCTCTTACGGTCTTCTCCACCACTTTGATTTCCGTTATCACCTTTGGGGGCGCAGTCTTTGTTGAGCAGGCAGATAAGGTCATCAGGAATGCTACTATCCAAATAATGCTTGATAACAGGTGAATTCTTTTCCAGCTTTTGCAAGCGAACTCTTGCCTGTGCATCGTGGGCAGCAAGTTGTTTGTAATCATTTAACAGGTCCTCCAACGTTTCAGAATCTTTCTCACGCAAGGCTTTCAGGTCGTCTATTCGCGTTGCTTGCGCTTGCGTGATAGTTTCCAGAACGCCAACCTTACCATTCAGCGTTACGACTTCCGTTTGGGTGTGAGCCAAATCTAGTTGTGTGCGTTTGTGCGCATTCCATAACGTGAATGTATAGCCGCCGATAGTTAT